TGCTTGCAGATGTCTGATCGGTTCCGTGAGGGAATTGGCAAAGAGCTTTGGCACTGTGCGACTTGTTGTGTCACTCAGTTCCCCGGAGTTTATGATGATCATTTGGACGCATAATGGATCAACTCACTCAAATGGAACTCCTCTGGGAGATCAAGAAGGTGAATGCCAACTTGGAGAAGTTCTTTCAACTTGTTGGTCCAGGGTTTGAGAAGCATGAATTAATCCAGTCAATCAAGAATCAGCGTGAACAGAGACTGGCTGCCGCATCACGCTATAACAAGAAGGAGGAGGATGACAACACTGAGTAGTCAGGATGTGATCCACATTCTGAGAGAATCAAGAAACCGCAGAAACCGGAAGGCAGAGCGGAAAAGGGTGCTGAACAATCTGGTTCAGCGAATCAGGAAATTCTTAACTGAGATGCAAGATGGCGTACTCGCTAAATGATGTTATAACAGGTATCAAAAGTGGTTTGGCACTCAAGATTGTGCTGCATGGATCTTCAGGTATTGGAAAATCCACTTATGGGAGTCAGTTTCCTGATCCCATCTTCTTTGATCTGGAGGGGAGTCTGACCAACATTGACGTTCCGCATTTTGATATGCGGAACAAGACTTTTGATGAGTGCATGGATGGACTCAGGCTTCTTCTCAAGGATCATTCATACAAGACACTTGTGTTGGACACAGTGGATTGGATGGAGACCAAGGTGCATGAGCAGGTTTGCCAAAAGATGGGAGTTCCTAACATCTCTGATCCAGAGTATGGAAGGGGGTATTCACATGCGTTGACACTGTGGAAAGAATTCTTGGATGCATGTGAGATTATAAAAGAACGCAAAGGAATGAACATTGTTCTCTTGGCGCACTCCAAACAGGGGCAAATTTCTGATCCAATGTATGGAACTTACAATCGTCATACCCTCAAGTGCAGGGACAAGGTGTCCGAACTCATCGTGGAGTGGGCAGATATTGTCTTGTTTGCAGAAATGAAAGTGTTTCTTGATGAGAAAAAATCTGGATTCTCAAAAACTACTGTTGCACATGGTGGTCAGAGGGTTGTCCACACGCAGGGGAAACCTGCGTTTGTTGCAAAATGCAGGTTTGCAATTCCAGAGGAACTGGAGATGGGGTATTCACACCTGGTCTCTGCAATTCAAAACGAGAAGAACTCATGAAACTCCGAACTCCAATTATTCCAAAAGCAGGATCAGATATCCTCAAGGCAGGACAGTATGTTGCAACCATGTTTGATTGTGAGAAGAAGGATACAATCAATGGAGGGGCATATCAGGATGACTCTGGACAGATGGTGAAGAAGGGATACCTTGAATGCAGATTTGAGATTGATGCTCCTGGAACTCAATTTCATGGGTGGAAAATCGTGGACCGTCTCAGCTTGTGGCATCCCAATGAAACCACAAGAGAGATTGCAATGTCAAAGGTTGCAAGGATGGCATCTGCAATGGGATGGGCAGACCCAATCGAGGAGACAGACCAGCTTCTTGGAAAGAAAGTCGAGATTGTTGTCACACATGAAGAGAGTGACAATTTTGGAACACAAGCAAGGATCTTCAAGTATCTCAAGCATGAATCCGGGGGGCATCCTCCTGTTGAGGAGCAGAAGAAGCAGACCTTGGAGGAGATTTCCAAGAAAGATGACATTCCTTTCTGATGACTGTCATTGGAATTGATCCTGGGCTTGATGGTGCAATTGCAAAGGTTCAAGGGTCTGACATCGAGGTATGGGATATGCCAACACTGGAGGTTAAGAAGAAGAGGTTTGTCAATGCACCAATGCTGGCAGACCTCCTCTCTTCCATTAAAACTCCAGAGTGTGAGGTTTTTCTTGAGAGGGTTTCTGCACGTCCTGGTCAGGGAGTCACCTCAATGTTCTCGTTTGGAACCTCGTGTGGAATCATTCAGGGGGTTGTTGCTGCACTTCAACTTCCTCTCACCTTTGTGACTCCACAGATGTGGAGGAAAAAGATGGGGGTTCCCAAGGGGAAGGATGGATCACGATTGAGAATCTTGGAACTTAGACCTGATCTTGCGTTCAGGTTCTCTCGAAAGAAGGATAATGGACGTGCAGATGCAGTCCTTCTTGCACTCTATGGATCACGATAAATGACTCTGCCAGATGAATAAGCTGACCACTCCTCCGGGGGAACGCGCAACTCCCCCGTTTAAAGGTTGGAAAAAACCAATACGGGTTTGCTCATAACCCCACGGTGTTTGGCAGAGTCTCCTTCCGTTTCATGCCCTTCGGAAAACACAAGGGCACCTCCATTGAGAAAATCCCTCTTGATTACATTGAGTGGTTGCTGTCGCAGGGATCTGTGGATGGATGGCTCCGCAGGGAACTGGAGGAGTCTAGGGATCTGCAACTTAATCTCAGGTGGTCTGAGATCTCAGGAAACAATAGTGTCCAAAGGATCAGGAAAGTCTTCTTGGAGTGTTCCAAAAAGTGGCATCCTGATAAAGGAGGGTCTACTGATGCCATGCAAGCAATCAACGATTTCCACGAAGAACTAATGAAGGAGTTGGCGTGAACATTGGCATCTTTGATGTGGATTCCACCATTCCAAATCTTGCACTGATGAAGATTTCACAGTGCCACAAGAAACAGGGGGATCATGTTGATATGTATATGCCACTGCTGCATGACACCTATGACAAGGTCTATGCGTCCAAGATATTCAAGTTCTCCGATGGTTCTGACCTCCGGGATGACATGATCATTGGAGGCACAGGGGTTGACATGTCAATCTCCCTTCCTCCTGAGATCGAGAATGAGAATCCAGACTATTCCATCTATGGATATCCACACTCAATTGGGTTCTCACAGAGAGGATGCAGGTTCAAATGCGGATTCTGTGTTGTTCCAAAAAAGGAGGGGTCGCCCTACTTCAACTCAACCATTGACGATATCTGGACCCAGCGTGATTCCAGATTCATTGTTCTGCTTGATAATGACTTCTTTGGGAATCCTCAATGGGAACAATGCATCCATGACATCAACCGTCACAAGCTCAAGGTTTGTTTCTCCCAAGGACTCAACATCCGAATCATCTCACGAAAGCAGGCTGAGGCACTTGCCTCTGTCAGGTTCAGGAATCTGAGGAACACATACTCACAAGTGACATTTGCATGGGATCAGATTGATGATGAAAAAGTTATCCTCCGGGGGATCAAACGTGTGATGGATGCCGGGGTCAAAGCCTGGCAGATGCAGTTCTTTGTCCTAATAGGATACGACACCACAGAAGAGGAGGACTTGCACCGTGTCATGATGCTCAGTGACTTGGGATGTGATCCATTTGTCATGCCTTATGATAAAACTGTCCCGTATCAACGACACTTTGCACGTTGGGTGAACCGTAGGCAGGTTTTCAAATCATGTACTTGGGATAAGTACCGTTTCAGAATAAGGGAAAGAGATTGAAAGGAACTGGAATTATGAACACAGAAGAACAGAAACCCTATACTGAGTTTGCCAAGGATTCTCGCCAGCGCAAACTACTGAGGAAGGTTATCAGGGAACACTGCCTCCCGAAAGAGGCGTACTTCCTGAAGTCGAAACTTCCACACGATCAACTTGATGAGATGTGGATGCGTCTGACCTCTGAAGGTCGGCGGGAAGCATACCTCCTGTTTTTGGAGAGAGATCGTGCTGAAGCTCCACCCTATCGAGAGATAGGAATGAGACTCCGTCAAATCCGGAAAGACAGGAAACTCTCTCTTCAAGAATTTTCCAATATGATCTATTCTCCAGTTGGAAAACCTCCGCTTCCCAGGCGGGAACTCAAATATACTGAGACTCAACTCAGGGATTTTGAGTACGGTCGCCGTCCCTTTGCAGGAACTACCTTGCCAATAATGGTCTTCAATACGTTTGGAGTGTCTGAGACGTGGCTTATGCGAGGGTATGGAACTCCACCGTATGAGTCTCCTGTGTCAACAAGGATAGATGTTTTGGAGTCAAGAGTGAATGATCTGGAAAACAGCACTGCTGAAAATCTTGGAGCCAATCATCTCAGACTTCTGGAAGAACAGAATCATTCAAGAGTGATAAAGGAGGACGATGGTCGCCGCAAGCTTGTGAGTGGAACCAACACCCAACTGAGGTTGGAGCTTGATGAGGCAAACCAAAAGCTCAAGAACTTGGAGAAGAATCTGTTGGATCAAAACAAACTGTGGGAAGTGTCCATGGAGTTGATCAAAAATCTGGAACTGCGTGGCGAGGGAAAATGAAAATAAACACAAAGAACCTCCCTCCAGAGTTTGAATACCTGCCCTTCATCCTGTGGAGAGCAGAAGAAGGAGCGGACGGGAGGATTGAGAAGAAGCCAATCTCTCCAAAAACTGGACAGTATTGTGATGTCACAGATGAAGCACATCACAAAACCCTCAAGGAGTGTGAGTATATCCACACTCAGGGGAAGTACAAAACCTCTGGGATTGGAGTTGTCTTTACAGGAGAGGGATACTATGGAATTGACCTTGATCATGTCTATGAGGAGGGAGGCAACAAGGAGATTGCAGAGGAT